ATGCCGAAAAAGGTAACAGAGATGTCGGCCCTGCAGGTTGGCCGGCTCAAGGCGCCGGGCTTCTACGCGATCGGGGGCGTGGCCGGGCTGTATCTGCAGGTGGTCGAGTCTGGGGCTCGGACGTGGATGCTCCGGGCCATGATGGGCGGCAAGCGTCGAGACATGGGGCTTGGGGGCTTTCCCGACGTGACGTTAGCTCAGGCGCGCGAGAAGGCCCGCTCGGCACGTCAGCGGCTGGAGGAGGGCGTAGACCCTATCGAGGAGCGCAGGCAGGCCCGCAGCGCCCTTGCGGCCTCGCGGGCGGCGGCCAAGACCTTCGAGGATTGCGTCGAGGGCTTCATGAAGGCGAAGGAATCGGAGTGGCGCAACCCGAAGCACCGCCAGCAATGGCAGAACACCCTCGACACCTACGCGGGCCCGGTCATGGGCCAGTTGCTGGTCGGCGACGTGGCATTGCCGCACGTCCTGAAGGTGCTTGAGCCGATCTGGCACGACAAGACCGAGACCGCCACGCGAGTGCGCGGCCGGATAGAACAGGTGCTCGACTGGGCAACGGTCCGCGGCTACCGCAAAGGCGACAACCCGGCGCGATGGAAGGGCCACCTCGACCAGTTGCTGGCCAAGCCGCGGAAGATCTCGAAGGTGGAGCACCATGCTGCGGTCGCCGTCGACGACGTGGGCGCTTTCCTGGTCGATTTGCGGGCCATGGATGGCATGGGCGCTCGGGCGCTGGAGTTCGCCGTCCTGACTGCCGCGCGGTCGGGTGAGGTGCGCGGCGCCCTGTGGTCCGAGTTCGACCTGAAGGCGCAGCTGTGGACCGTGCCAGCCGAGCGCATGAAGGGCAAGGTGGAGCATCGGGTGCCGCTGTCCAAGCAGGCCGTCGAGCTGCTCGAGGCGCTGCCACGCTTTGAAAAGGTCGAAGTCGTGTTTCCTGGCGTGAAGGGCCAGGTACTCAGCGACATGACCCTGTCCGCCGTCATGCGCCGGATGAAGGTCGACGCCGTGCCGCACGGCTTCCGCAGCACGTTCCGCGACTGGTCGGCCGAGCGTACAAACTTCCCTCGCGATCTGGCCGAGATGGCGCTTGCGCACGTCATCGAGTCGAAGGTCGAGGCCGCCTACCGCCGGGGCGACATGCTCGCGAAGCGCCTGAAGATGATGCAGGCATGGGCCGACTACTGCGACACGATCCCCAAGGCCGACAACGTGGTGCCGATCAAGGCGGCATAGGTTGGTAGCATGCGCGCAGACGACTGCTGACATCTTCAAGTGCAGCGTTCCGGGGCGGGCGAGTCGCCGTTCTTGGCGCACCACGTCAGAACATCCGAGGTGATTGCTTGAAACGCGTGACGAAATCTTGGTCTACCGAGGAAATCGCTTTGCTCAAAGACATGCGAGGGCGCGTGCTCTTCTCAGACATTGCGAGTCTTCTGGCTCGCACGCGAGCCTCTGTGCAATGCATGTCGTATTTTTTGGGCCTAAAAGCGCTTCGCGAAGCCTCCCCCAAGTGGAAAGATAAGGAGGAGGCGTTTCTAATGGCCAACCATAGGGTTCTGACCAATCAACAGATCGCTGACTACCTCGGCAGGACAAGATGCGCAGTTCGAGCAAGGATCCGTGATTTGCGCCTGTCGGGGCAATCCGGCTCACCTCGGAGATGGACTGAGGCAGAGGACACCTACTTGTTGCTGGCTTGGGAGACCGACACGCTCAGTGACATTGCTGCAGCGCTCGGACGCACAGTGGCGGCGGTCAAGTTGCGAATTAAGTCAGAGTACAAAACTCTTCGCAGGTCGCCAAGCTACCTCATCAGCATAGGCCAAGCGCATGTTCTGTTCCCGCCTGAATTACGTGAGCTCATCGCGCTTAATAACCGGCTCAAGAAAGGACTCATCGATGCAGAACATCGCCGACCTGCGGGCGATCCTATTCCAAGAACTCGAGGCGCTTCAGGGGGCGCCAACTGATGCCGACATCGACCGCATCAGGCTCAAATGCGCTCTAGCTGATCGGGTCATCGACGTGACCCGGCTCGAAGTGCAACTGGCTGCCGTCATGAAAGGCGCGCTCGACGTTCCATTCATCGAGGCTCAAGCGTCAGAGCGCGCCAACGATGGCGCGGGGAATGGCGGCCTGTCGTTACCCACAAGAGCTGATCAGCAGGTGGAGACCCCGCCACCCACTGCATTGGAGCGGGCTGCAAAGGTGTTGACCGGCGGGCCGAAGGCAGATCATCGCTGGCGCTCTTCTCTCAGGCGAGATCGTTGATCTGAGCCGTCTTGACCTCAGATGCTGCAAGTCGCCTGCCAAGCGATAGATTGAATGCGTGCCCTATAAATCAATGCAGCGCAAGCTATAGCTTCTACGCGTAATAATTGATTGATAGGTCATCAAATCAAATGCACAATAGGTCAATGTCACCAAGCGAACTTGTTGGTCGAGGAGGCCCTGGCAGAGGGCAAGGTCGAAAGCCGATCTCAGACGACGCTAAGCCTTACAAGCTTCTACTTCCTGCCGAACTGCGCGCCAAGTTGGACGAACTAGGTGGGGCAGAGTGGTTGCGCTCTCAGTTGTCGCTCGCTGCCTATCTCGACGAAATCAATCTAGATCACGCAATGAACCTCGCAGCTCGATACATCAATGCAATGCGGCAATTGCCGCAGTACTTCAGCAACCTGGACCATCGCGGGCCCTTGACTCACATCATGACGGGCGTGCGCGTGCTGCCGCTTGGCGATCTAACTGACCCAGACGATGACAGTGGCATCCTCGAAGTGATTTATCCAGGGGGCCATCGAGTCGAGGTGAATGGTCACGCGCTCTATCAGATGGCGTTGGCTGAGGGGGTTCGATGGGAGATCGACAGCAACATCGACGACATTCCGCCCCGAAAGCGCGATGTCTATCAAGCGCGTATTGCCGACCTCAATGAGCACCTGCGTCTCAAGCATTCTCTGATCTGAGATAGATCAACCAGATGAACTCGCTGGTCAGCCGAGCAGCATGCTGACCAAAAGCGAACGGCCGCAGGGGATAGGAGCCCTGCAGCCGTTCTAACCACAACGTGCAAACTTGTACAAGGACCGCACATCATGGCTACCAAAATTATCCCCCAAGGCACCCTCGACGACATCGATGCGTTGTCGATCGAGGCGAAAGGCCTGGCCCATCTGTCGCTTTGGATCAACGAAGCGCGGGGGCTTATTGACAAGCTCCGCCTCTGTGCGGGCGCCTATCCAGAGGTTGCGAGTGCGCTGCACGAGTGTGACCTTCGCTACTTGTCCCCGGAGTGGGATGGCGACCAAGTCGACGGCATGGATTACCTGTGCCTTCGCCAGGCCGCTATTGCAGCCGAGATCGCCGAGGCATCGTCGGCCGTCCGAAAGGGGGCTCGCCATGGCTAAGCAACTCTCGCCTGTCGAGTTCAGAGAAGCCGCGTGTAGAGCCCGCGCTGATTTGCTCACAGTGCTCACCCTGATCCATGCCGCTTTCGATCTTCATGAGTCCAAGGGTTGTCCAGCCGATGTCGAGACGTGTACGTCGGTCGACTCCAGGATCGACTCACTGTTGATCCTGGCAAGGGACCGCGCAGCTGAAGCCATCGACACCTTGGACTTTTGACGGATCACAATCGAATTGCCGCGCCTGCCGCCGTTAGGCGCGGCCCAGCGAAAGAATGAAATGGAAGAACAAATTGAAGTCGGTAGGGCGTTTCCAAGAGCAGCCCGCACTCCGCGGAACGAGGCGACATACGTGCTCATGGTGCTTGCGTCTATGTTCAATGAAATGCTGCCGGGTTTTCCAGATGGCGTGTTCGTGACCTATTTCGTCGAGCCGGCATTCTCCGCGGTATTTCCGGGCGGAGATAACCTGTCAAGCGAGCTGCGAGTGGAGGTCGACGCCCTCGAACCTGGTGAGTCGAACCCGTTGGGCGGACTCTATCTTTTTGCACTTGGATGCCACTATGCGGCAGACGCTGTGAAAGCAATGAATACAGAGAACCCGCAGTTGGCTTGGACGATGATTTGTGACGCCCACTACTATCGCGGAATGATTCTCGAGATGAGCTGCAATCTGACGGAAAGTCGCTCGGCGCCTGACGATCAGCGCCTTGTGGTGCTTGAAAAAATTATCGATGGTGCAGCGCTGGGCGGACGCAGAAGCGCAGAAGTAAGGCAAGCGAACAAAAAGGTGCCTGACGCTGATTCACTTCGCGAAGAACGTGACTCTCTCATTTCGAGGGGAGTTCCTGCTCGCAATGTTGCTGGACTGCTCGCTATGCGTTATGGATGCACAGCGACCCATATCCGAAACCAATTCAATCGAAACTGAACCCCCTTCAAAAGCGCAACTGAACCTAGTGCGCTTTCGTTCGCAAATCCAAAGTCCCTCCCTATGCCCGAGCGCATTCCAGCGCACCGGGATGCAACATAGGAGAAGGCATGCAGCCAATCAAGGTTTCGCGGTCCGTCCGGCCGCCTCAAGCCCGCGCGATTCTGGGCGGCATCGGAAACACTACCCTTTGGCGCTGGGTTAAAGAACGCCCTGACTTCCCGCGCCCTCTGAAGCTAGGCCCGCGCGTCACTGTCTTCAAACTGGATGAGCTGATCGCTTGGCGCGATAAACAGAGCGCCGCAGTCGCCGGCAAGGGGCAGCCGTGATCCGGCTAGCGCCGATATGCACGGAGGGGCACATGCGCACGCTTGACCTCTTCGACGACGCACCGCCGCCGTACCAAGCCCATTCCGATACCAGCCGGGAAGCAGCCGAGCGCGTCGCCCCGCTGGCGCACACCATGCGCGGCCAGGTGCTGGCCTACCTGCGGCGCTGCGGCGCCGACGGGGCGACCGACGAGGAAATGCAGATCCGCATGCCCATCCCGGCCAATACGCAGCGGCCACGCCGCATCGAACTGGTAGCCGAGGGATTCGTCAAGGCAAGCGGAAAAACGCGCACGACGCGGTCTGGCGATTGCGCGGTGGTGTGGGTGGCATTGGTCTGAAGTGGCCAAGAAGCCCAAATCTCTAGAGAAGGTAGAGCAGCACTACCGGACGCCGCTCGCGGTTGCAAATAGCCCGGCTTGGCGCGTTCTGCATTTCTCATCTAAGGCGCTCTGGGGCGACATGCGCGCCACGCTGACGAGCTTCAACAACGGCGACATCAGCGCGGCCCTCTCACAGCTGAAGCATCGCGGTTGGAGCTCCCCGTCCACCCTGGCGAAAGCGCTTCGGCAATTGGAGGCGATGGGCTTCATTGCGGCCACCCGTCGGACTATCGGTGTGGAGCGTGGATCGAAGGTCTGCAACCTGTACCGGTTCACCGACATCGAGGTGTTCGAGCAGTCGAAAAAGAACATTGAGGCAGTCAAGGCGACGCGCGACTGGGTGAGGTTCACGTCGGTCGCGGACGCACAAAGAGCCGTCGATGAAGCCTCAGCGCCAAAGCCTCGGACCGCTGGTGACACCGCCGCCGAGAAAAAAACGAGCCTACAGAAACCGTATCGACACGGTACAGAAACTGTAGCGATGGGCAGTTTTGACGCTACAGATTCTGTAGTTAAGGGGGGTGCACCAACTACAGATTCTGTAGCTGGAACGGCACCGACAAAACGAGGAATCGTCAATGCTGACAAGAAGTTAGCTCACGCATGACACGCGATTAAGCATGCCAGAAGCAACTACAGATTCTGTACACCAATGCAGTACTACCAACCCATAGGAGTGAAAAGGCCATGAACAAAGTATCAAAAGAAACGCACGCGGTCTCGGTGACTGCCTTGCATCAAAACCCCTGGACGGACTTCAACGCGAAGACCAAGGAGCTGGCGATCGCCACGGTCGTGCGTAACTCGGGCCTGATCACCGTGTACGCGAAGATCCTGGCGAGCGACCGCACGCGCACGGACCTGATCGACAAGACCGCATCTCTGGTGGCCGTCAGGCTCGAGACTGCGGAATGGCTAGTCAGCAATGGCGTGCGCATGCGGAAGATCGGCGAGTACCGGCGTGCGGCCGAGGGCACCTCACTTGAAACCGTTTTAAGTGAGAAGGTGGAAACGGGTGCCATCTTGGGAAATTCCGAAGATGCGCCGTTCACCATCGAGCCCGGCCACGCCATGGCCTGCCTGATCGGGGGCTCGCCTGATCGCATCGCGGATGCCTACCTGATCGAGCCGTCGACCGCGCACCCAGGTTTCTTCTTCCTGAGCCACCTGAGCGACGGGTGCACGCGAGTGGATTACCTGACCCGCCCGATCCGCTCGGACTTCGTGCCCAACTGGCTGAAGGCGGAGGGGCTCGCAGACCCGGCCGCAGCCCAATGGAGAGCCCACCCCTGCGCCGGTGTCGAAAAGGCCGGGCAAAGCCTGCATCCGGCCCTGGAGGCAGCATGAACAAGCAAACGAACGGCGGCTGGATCGAAGAGGTACCGGCAGTTGACATCGAGCTGCTGGAAAACGGCATCGTGCGCGTGACCGACAAGTCCGACTTTCAGGACGACCACTCGGTAGACCTGCACCCGATCCACCTGCGCCTGATCGCAGAGAGGATGGGGCTCGCGGCCTCGGTGACCGACAGCGAGGCTCAGGCCCTGCTGATGGTCGACAAGCTGGCCCGCCGCATGCGCGTGCTGCACGAGCGAATCAAGAAGGTTCACGAATGGATGTGGGAGAACGCCGACCGCGGCTTCGACGAATGCGACATCAACATCGAAGCTTGGTTCATCGACGCGACGCTAGACCTGTCGAAGGAGTTCATGGCCGAGATCGAGGAGTCGCGGGCGGTGGTGACGCCTCGACGTGGCGACGCCGGGAAACCCACTGGGTTATATGCAACAAACCCCACGGGTAACCCAGCGGAAACCCATTCGGTTTCTGGAATGTCGAAGACCCCCGGAAACGGGACCCTTCGAACAGTCCCGAAAAAGGGTGCCTTGAGCAAGCCCAAAAGCGGGACCCTTTCCGCCGCTGCTGCGCCGCTGTTCCCCGAGGACGGAGGCGCCGAATCGTGAGCCGGCAGTTCAACTTCATGCCTTCGCGCTACGTGACGGAGTGCAAGGCACCCGCTGACAACAGCGTGACGGCACCCGCTGTACCGCGGGACAGCCATGGGACAGACGCGGCAGTCACAGGGGACAAACGCGCTGCTAACGCGTTAGTCACGCGCGACCGGGTCATGTCCGACGCCGAGCGCGAAGAGAGGGCGGAGCGCCGCTCCCGAGCGTCGAGCGAAGAGTGGAGCCACAAGCGACTGATGCAGGGGCTCGGAGATCTGCGCATCCATGGCCGCCACTCCCTCAAGCCGGTCGACATCGAGCTGCTGGATGAGTACTTCAAGCAGTTCGGCATTCCAGCGGACACCGGCCGCGCCGCTTACGAGGCGGGGCAACGCGACACCGCGCGAGGCGTGCGCTGCATGTGCACGACTTGCAACGGGCAGAGGGCAGCCGACGCGGACGGCAAGCGGACGGCCTACAGCACCCGCCGCTATCACGAACTGCGCGCCCAGGGCGCGAGCTTCGCCTATGCGTGGCGCTGCATAGACATGGAAATCAGCAGGGGAGAGCACATTGAGCGATGAGACCGAGACCCGACAGCGCACCGGTGTGCGCGACTACATGACCGCGATGGCCGTGGCGATCTGGGCCGGCTGCGCTGCTCGGCCCGAGGTGCTGGCGCCGATCGAGAAAGCGAAGCCGCCCCGCCGCCCGAGGGATGCCGTGCCGGTCGACTTCCACCTGGTGCCGGCGCATCAGTTCGCCATGGATGGCAGGCTTCGCAACTGGGGCACCTGGTGCAACAGCCGGGCAGCGGCGTCGTCTTCTCCCATGTTCCGGCTCACGCCGCCAGGGCTCGCAACGCGTCGCGGCGATCACGGCTCACGAGAGAGCAGCACGCTTGATCGCAGTGACGCCGTGCGCATCGCCCAAGCGTTGACAGCACTCTCGCCGCCTCATGCAGCGGCCTTGAACTGGTACTACGTCAAGCCGGTTGCACCGCGCCGAGCGGCTGAGGCGCTTGGGGTGTCCTATGAGGGGCTTGCAGCACTGGTGATCGACGGCCGGCAGATGCTGATCAACCGTCTGGAGTGACATGGTGTTGCAGGATTCCTGCGTTGCTGTACACTCCGGCGCAACGAACGAGCGCTGGCACAAGGTTCGCCCACCCAAGAACGCGGAGGCGCCCCTGTCGGTAAAGCTCGGAGAACGAGCCCTCCACGATCTGGAGGGCTTTTTTGTTTCTGGCGCACCCATCATGCGGTGTCGGCTTAGGGTGGCACTCGGTTCCACCCTCCCGCGACCCGTACCCGAACGCTTGCTGGCGTCGGTGAATCCAGTACACCCAACAGTCGGACCCGGTTCCTTTACCGGGGCTCGTGCTCAGTGCTGGCCCCAGTAGTCGGTGGGCAAACCGCTACCTCCCTGAGCCCACCGGACCAACAGCGTTTCACTCCGCTGCCGGTGGGCGCCAGGCCCTATTCAAGGATGGTTGCCGGAGTGGCAACGGGTCGGCTTGCTAAGCCGTAGCCGGTCAGCAATGGCCGCCGAGGTTCGAACCCTCGACCATCCGCCACTTGTCTCCCGGCTGCATGCAGTTGCCGCCGTTGCCCGATGTCTGGAACCGGATTCCGGGCCTTCTTCTTCGCGAGGTGCGCATGCTCATCATCCTGGCCGTTCTGGCTGCGCTGAACCTGGTGTTCACGTTCGTGGTCTTCTGCGGCCAGCGCGCGTTGTGGGCACGGTTGCCTGAGTCCGAGAAGACCGTCGAGCAGGCAGCCAAGGAATGGCAGGACCAAGCGGAAGCGTTTCGCGTGAACCCTCCCGTGCTCACGCCCGAGGAACTGCAGCAGGTGGCTGCCTATCGTGCGAAGTACGGAAAGGCCACGGAAGGGCGGCCCGACCTCGAGGTATTGGCGCTGTCCCGCCTCAACGCAACCTGAACGAGCAGATGACGATGCAGAACGGTTCCTTCCCACTGGACGAACAAGGGACTGAACTGATCCTTCCGGGGGTGACTAACGCGATCGGGCTTCGATCCGCGCCGCTACCGCGGCCCTCAACCGTTCGAGGTGCGTTGCGGTTCGCACCTTCAAGTCTTCGAGTGCGTCGCGTTGCATTGGATCGCCTTTCACTGGTGCGTCGCGTGTCAGCTGCAGGAGATGTTGCATGCGCTCGCTGAAGTCGCCAGCGCGCCCCGCATATGCATCGGCGTACAGGTCTTCGAGCCCGAATCTGATCGCGCTCATGCGCGCTGACTGCTCTCTGAACTCGGTCCATATCGCGTCTAGGTTGGCCGACAGGATCGCATCAATTTCCTTGCGGTCGTCGTCTGTCATTTCGTCTGCCCGTCGCCGGGTCCGTGTTGAGGAACTCGGAATCTACCCGGCGACTGGGCAAACACCAGCGCGTGCGTGGGCCTGATGGCTGCAGCCTTCGACAACAAGGACGGTCGCATCCGTGGCCGTGCACTGCAAGCCAGGCGCCTCAAGGTGTGGACGAAGGACCCGCGATGCGCCAAGTGTCGGAAGCTGGTCGAGTTCAACGACAAGCCCGGCCGCGGCTTCCAGCTGGATCACAAGGTCCCGCTGTTCAAGGGCGGCCCCGACACCGAGGAGAACTGTCAGGTGCTGTGCGTCGGGCCCGATGGATGCCACGACCGCAAGACTGCAACGGACCTCGGCTACGCCCCAGCGGTGCGGATCGGCGAGGACGGATGGCCGGTCGGGGCGTGAGCAGGCACCCACATGGAGCACCATTCCGGTGCGCCGAGGTTGTCGCGCGGACACAACGTTGCGCAGACGCAACAGGGGGGGAGGTTTTCCGTTCGAGGGGGTCCGACTTGGAAACCGGGCGCTCCCATTCTTTTTCGCATCTCCAATTCAAGGGACGACCCTAGATGCCCCGACCACGGACCCCGCTGGCGAAGGCGAAAGCCTCTGGCGCGGAAATCATTCACCCCGAGCGATTCGCCGGCCGGAAGGGGCCGAGGAAGCCGCGCCCAGTTGGCGACCCATATGTCGGGATGTCGGCGAAGGAGAAGAAGGCATGGATCGAGTTTCGCGCCGAGTTGCCATGGCTGACGAGCAGTCATCGCACCCTGTTGCGCCTGGCGTGCATGTGGACCGCGCGCATGGACAGTGCCGAGTTCGGCGTCAGTGCCACGCAGGCGCTGAGCTCGATCCTGTCGAAGCTGGGCGCGACGCCGGTCGATGAGACCAAGGTGAACCATGCCAGCGACGAAGACGAAGACCCCACCGACGAGTTCTTCGGCAAGTGACCGCGTCAAGGCCTACGCCGACGCCGTCACCGCTGGGAAGATCGTCGCCGGCCCGCATGTGCGCAACAGCTGCCGGCGGCACCTGCAGGATCTGAAGAAGGGGCACGAGCGCGGGTTGTACTTCGACCGCGAGGCTGCTGACAAGGCGTTCAGGTTCTTCGAGACGGTGCTGAAGCTGTCGGAGGGCCAGTTCGAAGGCAAGGCGTTCCACCTGGACCCGAGCCAAGCATTCATCGTCGGTTCGCTGTTCGGCTGGAAGCGCAAGGACGGCACGCGGCGGTTTCGTCGCTGCTTCATCGAGCAGGGCAAGGGCAACGGCAAGAGCCCGCTTGCTGGTGGAATCGGGCTGTATGGGCTCGTGGCAGACGGGGAAGCGGGCGCGCAGGTCTACGCGGCGGCGGCGAAGAAAGAGCAGGCCGGCATTCTGTTCGCCGACGCGGTGAAGATGGTGAAGGCGTCGCCAGGTCTGAAGAAGCGGCTCGAGTTTTCGGGCGGGGAAGGGCGCGAATACAACATCGCCCACCACCAGACGGCAAGTTTCTTCCGGCCGGTCTCGCGCGACACGGGCAAGACCGGTTCAGGGCCTCGGCCGCATTTCGTCCTGGCCGATGAGGTGCACGAGTTGCCCGACCGCAAGAGCATTGAAATGCTCGAGCGCGGATTCAAGTTCCGCCGGCAGCCGCTGCTGTTCATGATCACGAACAGCGGCAGTGATCGGAACTCGGTGGCATGGGAGGAGCACGAGCACGCGGTGAAGGTGGCCGCAGGGCATACGGAGGCGGTAAACGATCCGGCTTTCGTGGGCGACGTGATCGACGACACCACCTTCAGTTATGTCTGCGCGCTGGATGAGGGCGACGACCCTCTACGAGATCCGAAGTGCTGGCGGAAGGTGAACCCGCTGCTGGGCGTGACGATCACCGAGCAGTATCTGACCGACGTGGTGGCCGCGGCGAAGGCGATCCCGGGCCAGTTGAACGGCATCCTCCGGTTGCATTTCTGCGTCTGGACCGACGCGGCCACCGCATGGATGACGCGGAGCACCCTGGAGCCAGCGCTGCATGAGTTCGACCCGGTCGCCGAGCATGGCGGAGACGAAGTCTTCATCGGCCTAGACCTGTCGCAGTTCCGGGACATCACCGCGAAGGCTTCGGTGGTGCGCACAGGTACGACAGGAGAAGGCAAGCCGACCTTCGATGCGTGGATCGAGGCCTGGACGCCAGGCGACACCCTGCAGGCTCGCGAGCTGCGCGACAAGCTGCCGTACAGCGTCTGGAAGGAAAAGAAGTTCATACACGCGCCGGCCGGCGAGAGCATCAGCTTCCGGCACGTCGCGCAGGCGCTTGCGGAAGACGTGGAGGCCTTCGACGTGAAGCTGGTGGCTTACGACCGCTACGCCTTCCGGAAATTCGAAGAGGAAGTCGAGGACATCGGGTTGACCGTCGAGTTCATCGAGCACCCCCAAGGCGGCACGAAGAAGGGGCAGCCAACTGCGGCAATGGTGAAGGCGGCCGAGGCGAAGAAGTCGAAAGCCGAGGGGCTGTGGATGCCCGGTTCTGTGCGGCTGCTCGAGGAGGCGCTGTTAGAGGGCCGCATCCGGCTGCTGAAGAACCCGGTGTTGGTTTCAGCAATGATGTCTGCGGTGATCGAAGAGGACAAATGGGGCAATCACTGGCTGGCGAAGACCCGGTCAATCAACAAGATCGACGCGGCTGTCGCGCTGGCGATGGCAATCGGTGCAGCGCACGCCGGCGAGACGACGGGCCAGCCGAAGTATCAGGTGATCATCATCTGAACGTCCCGAACACATTCAACCGGCCCGCCTCGTGCGGGCCTTTTTCATTGGAGCCCGTCACATGGACCGCGCTTATTCCACTCTCGAGATCAAGGCGCTGAGCGACAGCGACGGGCGCCGCACCTTCAAGGGCATCGCGTCGACGCCCAGCACCGACCGCGGTGGCGACATCGTCGAGCCCGATGGCGCTCAATTCAAGCTGCCGATGCCGTTTCTCTGGATGCACGACAGCAGCGATCCCATCGGCTGGATCACGAACGCCAAGGTGACCGCGAAGGGCATCGAGGTCGAAGGCGAGGTCGCCACCATCGAAGAAGACGGCCCGTTGAAAGAACGGCTGGCCACTGCCTGGCAGATGCTGAAGGCCAAGCTGGTGCGCGGCCTGTCCGTGGGCTTCAAGCCCATCGAAACCGCCCAGATCAAGGGCTCCTACGGCGTTCGCTACATCAAATGGCTCTGGTTCGAACTGTCCGCAGTCACCGTGCCGGCGAACGCTGACGCATCCATCACCGCGATCAAGTCGATCGACAACGCCCTGCTCGCCGCGACTGGCAAGCAGCAGGACCGCGTCGTTCGCTTGCTCGCTCCCGGCGTCTCGGGAAATCCGCAAGCCCGCAAGGGCGTCGTTTACCTCTGACACACACAGGAACCGTCATGAACATCCAAGATCAAATCAAGCGTCTCATGGAGACGCGCACCGCCAAGGCCCTCGAGCTGGAAGGCGTGCAGAAGAAGGCCCTCGACGAAGGCCGCACCAAGGACGAAGCCGAGCGCGAGGCCTTCAAGAGCCTGACGACCGACATCGACCAGATCGACGCCGAGCTGGTCGACCTGCGCAAGCTGGAAGCTCTGCAGGTCGAGAAGGCTGCGCCGGCCGCTGGCGGCAACCCCGGCGCTGCTGCTGGTGCTCGCGGTGCGCTCGCTACCGGTGCGGGTCCTGCGATCCACATGAGCCGCGACGCAGACGAGAAGTTCAAGGGCCAGAACTACACCCGCATGGTGATTGCGAAGGCGCTTGCCCTTCTGAGCGACGGCGACGCCACGCCGCTGCAAATCGCGCAGCACCGCTGGGGCCAGCTCAACCCGACGCTCATCAACGTGATGAAGGCCGCGGTTCCCGGCGGCGGCACCGGCGCGGGCGAGTGGGGCGCGGAACTGGCGGCCATCGATCAGCGCTACCAAGGCGACTTCATCGAGTTCCTCTACTCGATGACGGTCTTCGACAAGCTGCCACTGCGCCAGGTGCCGGCAAACATCCAGATCAAGGGCCAAGATGGCGCGGCGACGGCCTACTGGGTGGGCCAGTCGAAGGCAATTCCCGCGACCACGGCTGATTTCTTCGCGATCAACCTGACGCCGCTCAAGGTGGCTGCGCTGGCGGTCGTGTCGAACGAGCTGCTGCGCGATTCCAGCCCTGCCGCCGAACAACTGGTGCGGGATGCCCTGGCCGAAGCGAGCGCCCAGCGTGTGGACACCACGTTCCTCTCGGCTGCAGCTGCGAGCGCTGGCGTTGCGCCGGCGGGCATCCTGAACGGTCTGACCGGCATCACGTCGGCCGGCACGGACGGCGAAGGCTTGCGCGCGGACATCAAGGCGCTGTACGCACCGTTCATCGCCGCGAAGAACGCCAACGGCCTGCAGCTGGTCACCACGCCGTCGCTCGGGAAGTCGATCCAGCTCATGACCAATGCGATGGGTCAGACGGAATTTCCCGGTATCGGTGCCGATGGTGGCACGCTGCTGGGCGATACCGTTGTCACGGGCGACAACGTCGGAGCCGGCCAGCTGATCCTGCTGAAGCCGTCTGACATCTACCGCATCGGTGACTCCGGCATTCAGGTATCGGTTTCGAAGGAGGCAATGATCGAGCAGGACACTGCGCCGACCGGTGCCACCGATACGCCGACGGCGGCTTCCGCGAACATGACTTCCATGTTCCAGACGGAATCCACCGCGATCAAGGTCGTGCGCTCGATCAACTTCGCGAAGCGCCGCGCATCTGCCGTGGCCTTCGTGACTGGCGCCGACTACGGCGCCGCCGCCTAAGTAGCGCCCCGCCGAGCCCTTCGGGGCTCGGCTCCCCATTCCCAAGGAGCCGCCATGCGTGAAGACCTCAAAGCCCTCAAGAATTTCACCTATGCAGGCCGCGCGCTGCAGGCGGGTGACAAGTTCAGCGCTCCTCGCAGTGATGCTCGCGCTCTGCGCGCGGTGCGCCGCGCCGAACCTGCCGACACCTACGTGACCACGGAAGAAAAGCCAGCGGTCACGAAAACCGAGGCCACCGCACCCGCGAAAAAGACCGCCGCCAAGAAGGCGCCGGCAAAGAAGGCGAAGGCGGCCGGCAAGTGAAATCGTTCGGGTCGTACCTCCGAGAGCAGGCGATCGAGAAGGCCGCGCGAGCTGGCGCTGTCGCCATTGCGCAGCCGCGCGGCGCGGTCACACTCAATACAAGCGGCGCCTGGTTGGACATCACGCCAGCGCAACCGCCCGGTTACTTCCAACTGGACATCAAGGTCCGGCCCGAAACGGTGCTGTCGCACCCGGCGGTTTTCTCGTGCGTGACGGTGATCTCGAACGACATCGGCAAGCTGCGCACCCGCCTGATGAAGCAGGGCGAAAACGGCATCTGGGCTGAGGCGCAGAGCGCGGCTTACTCGCCTGTCCTGCGCCGACCCAACGGCTACCAGAACCACATTCAGTTTCGGCAGTGGTGGATCATCTCGAAACTGATCTCGGGCAATGCCTACGTGCTGAAGATCCGCGACGGGCGCGGCGTGGTGGTCGGGATGTACATCCTCGATCCGAACCTGGTGATGCCGATGATCTCGCCGGACGGCTCGATCTTCTACCAGCTCACGCAGGACAACCTGTCGGGCCTGCAGGACCACACCATCTTCGTTCCGGCCTCGGAAATCATCCATGACCGGATGAACTGCCTGTTTCACCCGCTGGTGGGTATATCGCCGCTGTTTTCGGCCGCGCTGCCAGCCTCGAGCGGCCTGGAGATCCTTCGGGACTCTCAGCGCTTTTTCAGCCAGGGTGCGAAGCCCAGCGGCATCCTGGCGGCTCCTGGCGCCATCAGCGACGGCACCGCGAAGGAGCTGAAGGAATACTGGAACAGCAATTTCACCGGCGCGAACGCTGGCCGCGTGGCTGTCGTCGGCGATGGTCTGAAGTACGAGCCCATCCGCATGACCGCGGTGGACTCGCAGACTAAGGAACAACTGAACCTGAGCGCCGAGATGGTGGCGCAGGTGTTCCACGTCCCCGCCTTCAAGGTGGGCGGCCCCATTCCCGCTGGCCAGAAGGTGGGCGACCTCAACCAAATCTATTTCAGCGATGCGTTGCATTCGTTGATCGAGGAAATGGAAGCCTGCCTGGACGATGGTCTGTCGCTGCCGGCCGAGTACCGCACCGAACTGGATCTCGGCAACCTGCTGCGCATGGACCAGGCGACGCAGGCCGACGTGACCGTGAAGCTGGTGGGCGGCGGCGTGAAGACGCCCAACGAGGGCCGCGCCGATCACAACCTTCCGCCGCTCGTCGGCGGCGACACGGTCTACATGCAGCAGCAGGATTTCCCGCTCGATCAGGTGCGGCTGAACAAGATCGAGCCGCCCGCGCCGCCGCCTCCGCCGCCGGCACCTCCCGCGCCAGCTCCGGAGCCGGAGCGCGACGGCGAAGACCTGTCCGAAGAAGAGCGCCGCGAGCTCGCCGACTACATCGAGAAGGAGCTTGCATGCGAGCCGAACTGAAAGCAGTTGCAGACCTGGTCATTCAGGCCACCCGCGCCCGGCTCGCGCCGCTTATCAAGCGCTTGGACGACATCGACACCGCGCTGAAGGCGCTGCCCACGCCGAAGGACGGCGAGCCCGGCCGAGACGCGCTGCAGCTCGAGCTACAGCCCGAAATCGACATGGAAAAGGCCTATCCCCGCGGCACCTATGCGCGGCACGCTGGAGGCCTCTGGCGGGCGTTCGAGACAACGAAGGGCCTGCACGGCTGGGAATGCATCGTGGATGGCATCGCCGATCTGCGCATCGAGCAGCCCAGCGCCCGCGAGTTCACGCTTGTGGCGCGCACGTCGAGCGGGACAGAGGTGTCGAAGTCGATCAAGGTTGCCGCCCTGGTGGACAAGGGCGTCTTTCGCGCGGAGGAAAGCTACGAGAACGGCGACGGCGTGACCTGGGGTGGCTCGTTCTTCATCGCGCAGAAGGATGCGCCGATCGGCAAGCCGGGCGAACCCGGTTGCGACGGCTGGCGCCTGGCGGTGAAGCGCGGCCGGGACGCGGGCAAGGGGGTTGCCGTATGACGATGCTGGTGACGCTCGCACAGGCCTCCGATCACCTGCGCCGCGATTCGACGGACGATGACGCCGATCTGACGCTGAAGATCCACGCCGCCTCGGGCTCGGTGCTGGGCTACCTGAAGGGCGCGAACCACCTGGTTCAGGAAGTCGACGGCGACGGCAAGCCCGTTTTCGACGAGGACGGCAAGCCGGTCTACACCGATCAGGTGCTGTACGAGGTGCAGGCCGCGACTCTGCTGATGGTGGGCTATCTGTACCGGGCCCGTGACAACGACAAGGACCACGAGTACGAACAGGGCTTTCTGCCGCGGCCGGTCACCGCGCTGCTGTACGGCCTGCGCACGCCGGCCATCGCATGACGCTCGACGCCGGAACCTTGAATCGCCGGGTGTCGCTGCAGCGCCTGGTGGTGGCTCAAGACCAAACCACCGAAGCCCAGGTAGAGACGTGGGTCGAGGTCGCCAAGGTGTGGGCGAACATCCGCTACCTGAACGGCACCGAGACCGTGAAGGCGGCGACGCCGACGGCCATCGCCAAGGCTTCGATCCGCACCCGCTTCCGCGACGACATCGAGGACAGCTGGCGCGTCGTCTACACCTCCAACGGCAAGACGACGCTTTTCAACATCACCGCGATCCTGGCCGACCTGCAGGGGCGCGAGTTCGTCGACCTGGCGGTCGAGACGGGAGCGAGCAATGGCTGACGTGATGACGCCGACGGAAGGGGAAGGCGCGGACCTGCGCGACTTGCTGGCCGAGCGCCTGGGTGTGCCGAAGCATGCCAAGTGGTTCGAAGTGCGCTTCGCACTGGGCGAGCCGGTCACGGTGCGCTGCGCGTACATGGCGAGCCTGCGGCCTGAGCCGTCCGACGACGACGAAGATCCGGAGCCGCAGGCCGGCAATCGGGGGCTCGATGGCTGACACCCAGACCCTGCACGGCCTTGACGGTGTGCTCGAGCGCATGCGTTCGCTGCCGCCGGCCATCGTGAGCAAGAAGGGCGGCATCGTCGCGCCGGCGCTGCGCAAGGGCGGAAACGTGATCCAGAAGGAGGCCCAGGCCAACGTCCGGAAGGTCACGCGCAACACCATCGGGGAGGGCTACGCGAACACCGACGTGCTGGCCAAGGCCATCGTCGTGCGCCGCGATCCCAACCCGCAGCGCAGCGGCGCTGCCGAGCGCTACCGCGTGCTGATCGCGCGCGGGCGCAAGTACGGCGACCGCTTGAACAAGAAGGGCGGCAAGCCGCTGACCGCGGTGATGACGGGGCGGTGGCTTGAATTTGGCGATGAGCATCAGCCGGCCGAGCCCTGGATGACGCCGGCATTCATGAGCGCCAAGCAGCGCGCACTGAACACCGTGGTCGAAGAGCTGGGCAAGGGCCTGCAGCGGGCCATCCGCAAGGCAGAGCAGGGGGCGAAGTGATGCTACCGAAGATCCAGCACCTGCTGAAGGCCTCGCCGGCGGTCACCGCGTTGATCGGCGCCGGCACAGACCCGATCACCGACCCGGTGCGCGTGTACCGCCATGGAGATGCGCCGCAGGGCGTGACGGCCCCCTACGTGACGTGGAGCGCCCCGGCCGGCGCCCCCGAAAACACTTTCGACGGCGCGGACGCCGATGTCTGGCGCGTGCACGTCGATTGCTGGTCCGATGGCGACCTTCAGATCGAGCAACTGGCCGCGGCGGTGCGCGATGCGCTCGAGCCTGCCGCGCACCTGGTGGCCTACACCGCCAACGACCGCAACCCGGAGACGAAGCGCTACCGCATCGGCTTCGCCTTCGATTTCATCCTCTCGCGCAACTGAGCGCACAGCTTTCCCAACCCTCTGGCCGCCTTGTGCGGCCTTTCTTTTTTCCGAAAGGCAATAGCACCATGGAACCCACCATCAAGAGCCAAGGCACCCAGCTGTACTACGCATCGGGTCCGACCGCCGTCACCCGCATCGTCTGCCCCACTGGCGTGAGCGGCCTGGGCGGCACGCGCGACCAGATCGAGACCACCTGCCTCGACGACACCGAGGACAAGCAGTTCACCGGCGGCCTCGGCACGCCCGGCCAGGTCACGATCCCTTTCAACGTGCACAAGGGCGAGGTCAGCCATGAAGACGTGCTGGCGCTGAAGGCGTCCGGCGAAACCGTCTCGTGGGGCATCTACAGCTCGGACGCGGCCACCGCACCCACTGCCGTTGGCGGTGTCATGCAGGCCGTCACCGGCCGCGTGTCGGCCATCTTCAATGCCTACGTGGCCGACGTGACGATCGACATCGGCGCGAACGACATCTGGAAGGGCACCATCACGCTGCAGCGCAGCGGCCCGGTGACCTGGGACCTGCTGACGGCATGAGCATGAGTAAGTACGCCGCCTTCTTCGTCTCGACGGAGATCCATAAGCGCACCGTCACGCTCGCTGACGGCTCCGAACACGAGCTGTATTTCCGCGAGCTGCCGGTTTCGATGTTCCGCAAGTTCCAGATCGCCGAGGCATCGGAAGACGAGGACGTGCGCGCCGGCAGCATGGCGAAGCTGATTGCGGCCAGCCTCTGCGAGCCCGACGGTGCGCCGGCCATGACCTACGAGCAGGCCATGAACCTCAAGCCGAACGTCAGCAGCCGCCTGTTCGATCAGGTGATTTCGCTGGGCGGGGTGGGAAAGGGAAAAGCTTCGCCGCCAGGGGAGAAGAGTGGTTCATCTACGAACTCGCCCTCGCCCTTGGCGGCCGATCAGTCGCAGAGTGGCGAGACGCACTCTCTCGAGAAGAGCTCGACGGCTGGCGAGAGTTCTATCGAATCCAGCCATTCGACGACTACCACCGCTATCACCGGCCCGCAGCCCTGATCGCGCGAAGCATGTCAGGGGCGCACATGGGCGACCTGCTCGACTGGCTGCAGCCGCCACCGCCTACGGGGCACACCAGCGCTGACATGGATCTTTTCAAAGCAGCCGGCATCCGCCCACCACCGAGGAAGACCGAATGAGCATCGGAACCATCACCGTTGACCTCCTCGCGCGCACGGGTTCGTTCGAGACGGACCTGAACCGCTCCGCCAAGCTGGCGGAGAAGCGTGCAAAGGAGATCGACGCCGCTGTGACCAAGGCGGGGACGGCCATCGGCGTTGCGCTCGGCGCGGCCGGCGCCGCTGCCCTGGCCATGGCGAAAAACATCATCGACGGGCTCGACGCGCTGAACGATGTGAAGGACGCGACGGGCGCCAGCATCGAGAACATCAGCGCGCTCGAGGATGTGGCGCTGCGGACCGGCACCACGCTCGACAACGTCTCCGGCATCCTGGTGAAGTTCAACAGCGCGTTGAAGGAGGCCGACGGTAAGAACGGCGTGTCCCAAGCCCTGAAGGCCATCGGCTTGGATGCGGCCGAGCTTCGCAAGCAAGACCCGGCCGAAGCGCTGCGCAAGACCGCAGTCGCCCTCACTGGCTTCGCCGATGACGGCAACAAGGCGCGGCTCGTGCAGGAACTGTTCGGCAAGTCGATCAAGGACGCGGCGCCATTCCTGAACGACCTCGCCGAGAAGACGAAGCTTGTGGGCACGGTCAGCGCCGAGCAGGCCGCGGAAGCCGAGAAGTTCAACAAGCAGCTTTTCGACCTGCAGAAGAACTCGCTCGACGCAAAGCGCGCGCTGCTGTCCGATCTGCTGCCTGGCATTACGCGCGTGATCGAAGAGTTCACGATCGGCCGGAAGGTCGCCGGGAGCTTCCTGGACGCACTACTCACGTTCGGCACTATCAACCCGTTCCGCGACCAAGCGGGCAACATGAAGGCGCTGCGCAAGGAAATCGAAGGCCTGCAGGGCGACCGTGAGCGCTATGTGCGTTCCGGGTCGGACACGCGCGCAATCGACGAAGCCCTGGCCAACAGCCAGAAGCAATACCGGTACTTGAAGGCCCTGCAGCAGCGTGATGCGTTGGCCGATCAGGGCGACAATTCGGATGCGGTCTCCCGCCGGTTCCTTCGCGAGCCGCCGAAGCCGACCGTCGGCGAGATCAAGACTGAAAAGACTCCCAAGGGCAAGGCCGACCATACTGCGGAGCAAGAGGCGAAGGCGCAGCTCGCCCAAGATCTCGAGGACATGAAGAAGAGCACCGCCGCGCTTGCCGGCGCCTTCGACAACGACGAGAAGATCCTGTCGGCCAAGCGCTCGGCTAGCCTGATCAGCGATGCCGACTACTACCAGAAGAAGCGCGACATCATCATCGCGACCGGCGAGGTCGAAGAGGCAGGCCTGAAGGCGGCCATCGACCGGCTCAAGCGCGAGCAGGCCACGCTGAGCGGCAAGGACGCGATCGACAACCAGCGCAAGATCAATGACGCCGAGGCTGACCTACGCAAGAGCCGCGCCGACACCGCCACGCAGTTGAAGGTCCTGAACATCGAGGCTGCCGATTCGACCAACAAGCTGGCCCAGGCCATGGCCGACGCGCGCGAAGCGGCACAGTCGTTCCTCGACACCACGAATCGCGCGCGTGCGCTGGAACTGGCCGGCATGGGGCAGGGCACAAAGCAGCGCGACTACGCCGCAGCCATCAGCCAGATCGAGCAGACCTATGAGCAGAAGCGTCAGGACCTCGAGCGCGACCGTCGAAACGGGAAGTTTGCCGGGCGCGAGGAGGACTACAAGCGCGAACTCGACCTGATCAACGAGTTCCAGCGCAAGTCGATCAACAGCTACAAGGGTTACTACGACGATCTGGAAGCCCGCCAGAAGGCGTTCAACCTGGGCGCGGCCGAGGGTGCGCGCAACTACGCCGACGAGGCGACCAACATCTACAAGCAGACCGAGGAGGCCGTAAAGAATACGTTCGGCAGCATGGAGGATGCACTGGTCGAGTTCGTGAAAACCGGCAAGCTGGACTTCAAGAGCCTTATCGATTCGATTCTGGCCGACCTCGCTCGATTGACCGTGCGCACCCAGATCACTGGCCCGCTCGCAAAGATGCTGGGCGACAAGCTCGACGGACTGGCGATCGGCGACGAGTTGGGCGACCTGCTGAAGTCGAAGGGCCTGGTGTCCAACTCTGGCAGCGGTGGCGGTATCGGCGATTTCCTCTCGGCCGTGGGCAAATTCTTCGGCGGCTTCTTCGCCGATGGTGGGTCGCCGCCCGTGGGCAAGGCCTCAATCGTGGGCGAACGTGGCCCAGAACTGTTCGTGCCGAACACGGCGGGGAAGATCATTCCGAACCACGCCCTGGGCGGTGGTGGCGGCCCTGTCTATGTCGAGATCAATCAGACGGTGGGCGATGTCGCGACCGCGTCCATGTTGCGCGAGTCGCAGGCCAACACCGAGCGCCGCATTGCGGCGGCCATCGGCCGGGATCGCCAGTACGGGAGCGCGCGCCTATGAGTCTGATTGCCCTGCCTGTTGGCTTTCGGCCGAACCTGTTCGTGTTGCGCGAGCAGGTGGCGCAGCGAGCGTTCATGTCGCCCGACGGCGGCAGCGAACAGGTGATCGACCGTCTGAACGATCGATGGCTGCTCTCTCTGACGCTGCCAAACCGGACGCACGCCGATGCCGCTGTCATCGAAGCGTTCATTGCCTCGCTGCGCGGCATGGTTAACACCGTGGCGCTGTACCACTACGTTCGAAAAGTGCCGCGGGGCTCGATGCGAGGCGCACCGACCGCCCAGGCTGCAGCGGCCGGCGCGCAGGCGATGGTCCTGAATACGACCGCCGGCGCCACGCTGAAGGCAGGCGACATGATCGGCGTGTCCGGCCTGTTGCTCATGGTGGCTGCCGATGCCGCGGCCAACGGCGCAGGCGTGATGCCCGTGCAGATCGTGAACTGCTTGCGCGTAGCGGTGGGCGGCGGTGCTCCGGTGACCTGGGACAGGCCGACGGCGCCATTTCGTCTCGTGTCGCCAACGGCAGTCCAATACATCCCCGGCCATTCGCCTGAAGCTTCGTTCGACTTCGTTGAGGCGGTCGCATGAAGTTCCTTTCAACCGCGGCGCTGACTGCGTTGAACAGTTCGCCTCTGCGAATTGCGCAGCTGATCTACATGGGATTTCCCGGAGTGCCCGTGGCGTTGGCCTCCTCGAATTTCGACATCGTCTTCGGTGGAGTCACCTATCGCGGTGCGGCAGGCGCTGGGACCATCAGCCCGATTGAAGATTCGCCGGGCGACGTGAAGGGCCTGCAGTTCCAGATGTCAGGTGTGCCCATCGAGTACCTGGCACTGGCGCTTTCCGATGCAACTGTCGTGCAGGGCGCTCCGATCAGCATTCGAAATGCCATCCTGGATGCGGGGCGCTCGGTCATCGATGCGCCGGTCGACTGGACTGGCTATGTGGACACGATGTCCATCGAAGAGGACAGCGAGACCTGCACCGTTGCGCTTACTGCCGAAAGCTCGCAGGTCGACCTGCTGCGCGGCAATGTGATCACAACGAGCGACGCGGACCAGAAGTTCCTCTACCCGGGCGACCGGGCGTTCGAGTTCGTCATCCCCCAGGAGGGCGTGCCGATCGTCTGGCCCACCAAGCAGTACTACATCGACAGCCGCTGATGAGACTACCCGACTGGCAAATGCGCTTTTCCGACTTCGGCAAGGCGCGCGCAAGCATGCCCTTTGCCTGGGGCTTGAACGACTGTTGCACGTTCGCTGCAGCCGCCGTGCAGGCGCTGACGGGCGTGAACCCGATGGCTTGCGTTGTGGCCTACGACAGCGCCCTCGCCGCAGCGCGGTTGATCGAGGAGGGCGGCGGCCTGCGTGCGCTGGCCACCTCTCTGCTGGGGCCTCCCGTGGCTCCGTTCATGGCATCGGTCGGCGATGTGGTGCTGGTGCTGAACGAGGGCCGAGAAGCCCTCGGCGTTTGCAACGGCACCTGCGTTGCTGGCGCCGGGCCCGAAGGGGTGGTCTTCATCGGTATGGACGCCGCGCTCGCGGCCTGGAAGATCTGATGCCTACATTCATCGCCCCTGTTGTCGGCTGGGCATTGGGCCTGGAGGCCACGGCTGCAATCGTCGTGGGCATCTCCTATGCGATCAGCTTGGTGGGCACGATCGCGCTGTCGAGCTACCAGAAGCGCAAGGCCGAGCGCTCGGCGCGCGCGCAGTTTGATGCCGCGCAGGTAGACCGACTGGTGAACTATCCCGGCACCACGATGCCGCGCGAGCTGGTCCTTGGCCGTGTGCGCAAGGGTGGGCATGCGTTCTACAAGACGAGCATCGGCCAGTACAAAGAGCTGTTCGTCATGTGCATCGCGATGGCCGGCCACGAGATCGACGGCTACGAGCAGATCTACCTGAACGATCAGCCCGTCGACATCAACGCTGAAGGCCAGGTCACCACCGCACCGTATGGCCGCGCTGCCACCGTCAGCGCTGAACAGGCCGTGCCCTTCGGAGCGGACACCATCACGCTGGATCGCGACCCCATCCCTGGCTCCGTTTCAGCCATCGAGTCGCCCGTCGGCCAGATCGGCGGCCACCCGGTCGAGTGCACCGTCTCCGGTCGCGTCGTGACGATCATCAACCAGCTGCCGGGCTGGACTGTGAAGGTGCATTACCAGTACGAGGGGTTCAATTCCTTCGTGCGCATCCTGAAGCACCTGGGCTCGCCTGATCAGACTGCCGACGGCGAGCTGATGGTGATGCAGCCGGGCGTCTGGACGGCAGACCACCGGGCTCGGGGCGTGGCTTACCTGGTCTGCCACTTCGCATACAACGATGGTGCGCTGCCATCCGGCATCCCCACGGTTACCGCTGTCCTGCGCGGCGCGAAGATGCTGGACACGCGCACGGGCCCGACCCAGTTCTCCGAGAACCCCGCGTTGATGATGCGGCACGTCATGCAACTGCCGCACTTCGGGAAGCGCACCAGCTTCACCCCGGCCGAGGACACGCGGATCATCGCTGCGGCCAATGCCTGTGACGACACGATCGACTACATCCCCGGCACCGTCGTGCGGATGTATCGCGCTGCGATCGTGATCCCGTTCGGCACGGCGACTCGCGACGTGCTAGACGACCTGGCGCAAGCCATGGGCGGAGAGTGGGCCTACGCTGCCGGCGAGTTGTTCGTGCGCGCTGGCGTCTACCAGCTGCCGGTGATGACGCTGACCGAGCGAGACCTGGCGACGGTGCAGCGTTCGGCAGATGGCTCGATTTCTCAGAACCCGAACGCGCTGAACCCGCACCGGCCGCGCAACGAGAAGTTCAACACCGTCGCGATCCGCATCTGGGACCAAGCTGCGAACTACATCCAGACGACGATCACGCCATTCCGCTCTGATGCGCTTGTCGCTGCGGACGGCGCGGAGCTGTCGCAGGAAGTCACGATGCCTGCGGTGTTCTATGCCGGGCAGGCGTATCACATCGCCGGCATCATGCTGCGTGACAGTCGCGACCCGATGACGGTGACGCTGTCGTTCAAGATGAGCGCCTACCCGCTGGAGCTGTTCGACGGCGTGTTGCTCACGCTGCCGCGCTACGGCTTCAACAACAAGGAGTTCCGGGTTCTATCGCGGACCTTCGTCCCAGACGGGCGTGTCGTGTTGATGCTGAAGGAAACCACCGCGGCGATCTTCACCTGGGGCGCTGGCTTCCTGCCGGGCGGTCTGGCCCCGAACAGCAACCTTCCCCAGCCATGGGACATCAGCCCGCCGACGATCCTCTCGGTCAGCAGCGGCGAAGACGAGCTGATCGTCCAAGGGGACGGCACTATCCTGAACGGTGTGCGGGTGACCTGGGCCCCGATCCTCGACGCCTCGATTCTGAGTGGCGGTTCCGTTGAGCTCGAGTACCGCGTCTTGCCGGACGGCGGATGGGTGCGGGTCACGGCGCCAGGTGAGGCGTCCGATCTGAAATTCTCTGGCGTGGCTGACCTCGCCGTGATCCTGATCCGTGCGCGCACGCGCAACGGAATCACGGTCAGCGACTGGAGCCCGCAGCTGATGCATCAGGTGATCGGCAAGACCGAGCCGCCGCCCAACGTCGAAAACCTGTCCATTGCCGGCAACGTGCTGTCGTGGTCGCTGCAGCGGCGCGTGCCGGACCTTGCCGGCTTCGTCTTCCGCTTCCACTACACCCAGAACCAAGACTGGAACAGCGCCGCGCCCCTGCATCAGGGACTCGTGACGGAGAGCCCGTGGGAGCCGGAGATGCGGCCCGGGGGCCTGGTGACCATCATGGTCAAGGCGCAGGACACGAGCGGCAATCAGTCCTTCCTGCCGGGCGTGGTGGTGATGAACCTGGGCGACCCGCCGATTGCAAACGTGGTGGAAGAGTGGGACTACAAGGCGCTGGGGTGGCCAGCCGCCGCCGGCGAACAGAGCGGGTGGACCCTGGTCTCCGGCGACCCCACCGCGGACCCGTTAGATTCGTTTTACGGGTCGGACAACCAGGCGTTCTACGGCGGCGACACGGCACCGTTCTACAAGGCCGAGTCCTATGCGGAGATGGTCTACGTCACCACGCCGCTGCCGATCAGCTCCGCGCTCGCTGGGTCGAAGATGACGGTGGTTGCCGACGTGCAGGGCATCGACCTGCGCATCGAGTACCGACTTGCAGGCCCTGGGGTCTTCTACGGCCCCGACGAGGATTCTTTCTACGGCCCTGACAGTGAGCCCTTCTACGGGCCCCCCGGCGACTGGATGCCGTGGCCTGGCCAGATCGTGGTGACGAACGATGTGTACCAGTTCCGCGTCACTCTCGGTGCCGGCGCAACCCGCGGCATCTTGCATGGCTTGGTGGTCACCGTGGACGCGCCTGACATCGAAGAGAACATCGAAGACCTGGTCATCTCGGCAGCCGGGACGGTGATTCCTTACGACGAGCCTTTCTCGGTCATCAAGAACATCCAGGCCACGCTGCAGGTGAATGGCAGCGGCGCGGTGACCATCCGCATCGACAAGACCAACCCGATGGCCCCAGTGATCTGGGCCTACAACGCGGCGGGCGCCGCCGTCGCTGGCGCTACCGCCGACATCACGCTCAAGGGCTACTAGCCCGCCCATCCATCACCAACAACGGCCCGCCTCGAGCGGGCTTTTTTTCGTTCATCGAAAGGAGCAGAGATGCCCGCACCACCCGGAAAAAATGACATCGCTGGCAGCGGTTCGACGCCCAGCAACGCGCAGGCCCGCGCCGGCTTTGACGCAATGTGGGAGAACCTGTACGGCACTGCAGGTCTTCTCGGATCGACGGGCCTTGCGGCGGATGCGCGCGCTGCGCTGCGTGCGCAACTAGAGCCGGGCATCACCGCCTTCGTGCCCTACACCACGCCGCCCGCAGGGTGGCTGAAGGCGAACGGCGCCGCCATCGCGGTCGCTTCGTATCCGGATCTCGCGGCGCTCCTGTACGTCGGCAACACGCTGAACCCTACCGCCCTGTTCGGCTACCGCACCACCAGCACCAGTTCGCCATCGACCAACCGCAGCACGTCGGGGCAGTACATCGTTCTGCCCGACCTGCGCGGCGAGTTCATCCGCGGTTGGGACGACTCGCGCGGTGCAGATGCTGGCCGCGTCTTCGGCACAGCGCAGGCTGACGAGCTGCGCTCCCACCAGCATTACATCGCCGCAAACACTTCGTTCGGCACCACCGGCAGCGCCGAATACAACCTCGGCGGCGCGGGCAATCGCGTGTCCGGCTTCGCGGGCGGAGCTGAAACCCGTCCTCGCAACGTCGCGTTGCTGCCGATCATCAAGTACTGAGGGACCACCATGGACCAACCCACCAAGACCGTCTACGCGTTCGACCCGGCGACGCATCTTTACCTCGGTGCCGTCACCCTCGACGCATCCGATCTGTCGCCCGAAGAAGAGGGCGTGTTCCTGATCCCCGGGAACTGCCTTGCCGAGGAGCCGCCGGCGCCGGTCGAAGGAATGCGGGTCGTGATGGCAGACGGGGCATGGACCCTCGAGGCTATCCCGGCCGACCCTGTCGATCCGCCGTCACCGCCGCTGACCCTCGAGCAGCGCGCGGCGGTGCTGCTGGCCGGGGTTGACGCGCACCTGAACGCTGCGGCTCGGGCCAAGGGCTACGACAACATCCTGAGCGCAGCGGTACGCGCGGCGCTGCCGGGCAGCCCGTTCCACGCGGAGGGCGTCGCCTTCGGCACCTGGATGGATCAGGTCTATGCAGCCTGCTACCAGCTGATGGCGGCGGTGCAGGCCGGCAACGCCGAGGAACCGACGCTCGAGCAGCTGATCGCCATGCTGCCGGCCGCGCCGGTGTTCGAGAACTGATCGAAAGGCATGACCATGTCCATCCAGATCGACACCCCCGAGAAGCTGGCCGAGTGGGTGAAGCGTGCGCCCTCGATCACGCTGTCGCCCCTGGCGCGTGCGCAAAAGGAAATCCGCATGTACCAAGCAGCCGCAGTCATCATCGTGCTTCTGCTCGTGATCGAGCCGCAGCTATACCTGTACGACGTGCAGGAATCGCTGATCTACCGGGTCGCCAAGCTGGCACCGTCGCCGTACATGGTGACCGGCCTGTTCACCGCCGGCGTGCTGGCCTGTTTGCCTCATTTGTGCACGCTGATCGCTATCCCGGCGAAGCTCGGTCTGTATTGGCCGCGCATTCTGGCGGCGGGGGGATGCTTTCTCATTTCGGTGACGTGGATCTATCTCGCGAACCTCGCGGCGCCCCTTGACCTCGGTTCGCTCAGCGGCTCCTACCTGGTGCGGTCCGCCGTCACGGTGGTCATCGGCATGTTCTACGCCTACTCGGTGAACTCGCAACAAGCGCGAGAGCGGGCCGAAGCGCACACCGAGAAAGAACGGGAAGCCGCACGATGAACAAGACCTTTTCCTGGGCCGCCGCCGCGTGGCTCCTCGCGTACAGCGCGGTCTGCTACGCAAACACGACGCTCGCGCAGGACGTGATGGCGTTCGACTGGAGCTCGCTGGGCCTGGCCGGAGCCGCAGGCCTGCTCGGCGGCATCGGCCGCACGATGGTCACCATGATGAGCTTCAAGGCGCTTGTCGGAGACCTGAAGTTCGTGCTCGCGAAAGACATGCTGGTAGCCGTGGTCGGCGGTGTCTTCGCGCTGATCTGCGTGGAAGCCTGGAACTCGGCCGCGGATGCGATGAAGCAGATCGATCTCGTGAGCCTGCCGCAAATCACGCGCGGGTGGCGCATCTGGATCCTCGTGGTGGCCGGCGCGTCTCGTGGCCGCTGGCTCGGGGTGGTGGACAAGTTCGTCACTGACGCGATCGACAACGCGCGCGCGAAGGTGCGTAACGGTGCGCCGACAGATCCGGCTGTCAGCGATGTCGTTCCCCTCAATGAAAGCAAGCCATGACCCTCGACGAAGTCACCCGTACCGCTATCGATCCCGCGCTGGCGTGGCTGCCCGCCAAGATGAACACCATCGAGGCACGCGCCGAGCTGCTGACCATCGGTCTGCAGGAATCGAAGTTCGAGCACCGGTGGCAGGTGCTGAACGATCCGACGAAGAAGGGCCCGGCTCGGTCGTTCTGGCAGGGAGAGCAGGGCGGGGGCATGGTCACGGGCACGATGACGCACCCGGCCAGCAAGGAGCTCGCGCGCGCCGCCTGTGCATTCCGGGGCGTGGCCTTCACGCCCTGGGCGGTGTGGACCGCCATCGAGAACGACGACGTGCTGGCCGCAATCCTGGCCCGCCTGCTGCTGTGGACCGAACCGGGCGCACTGCCGCGGGTGACGGACACCGAGGCCGCGTGGCTGCTCTACCTCCGCGCATGGCGCCCCGGTGCGCACGCACGCGGCACGCCCGCCAAGCGCGCCCAGTTGCGCGCCGAGTGGGAGCAGCATCACCGCGCCGCCCGCGCCTTCCTGGGCCTGCCGTGAGCGCGGCGCTGGCCTGGGCCGTCGGTAACTGGCGGCTGATCGTCCTGGCCGGCCTGTTGGCTTTGCTGGGCCTGCAGACCAAGCGGCTGGCCGACCAGCGGGCCGACACCGCAGCGGCGCGCACAGAGCTGGCCGAGCTCCGCGCCACTGCAGCCGAGTCTGGCCGCCTAGCCGAACGCGCGCAGCGAACCCTCGAACAGACCTGGCGCATTCGCGTCGATGGAGTGATTAAAGATGGTCAGAAACAACTCGCTGCGGCTCAGGCTGACGCCGCTACTGCTGTCGACGCTGCTCACGAGCTGCACACCCAGCTTGCCGCCTATCGTGCCGCCGTCCGTGCAGCCAGCGCAGCGCCCGCCGCTGCCACCGGAGGGCCGCCAGCCGCCGACCCCCTCGATCTGCTCGCCGACCTGTTCGGCCGGGCTGACGCGCGAGCGGGAGAACTGGCGCGCATCGCTGATGACCGCGGCGCCGCTGGCGCCATCTGCCAGCGGTACGTCGACGCCACCCGGCAGTGATAGGTAACGAATCCTCCTATGGGCAGCGAAGGGATTTATTTCACGAGTCCTATTAACGCGACAAGCAGAGCAACGACCGCAACAACGGCGCCGATCAAGCCGATCAACAACGCCGCCGTGTTGACCATGCGCGAATAGTAAAAGGTGCGCATCTTGTCGATCGTCGCCCCAGAGTCTTCGCTGTCGCTGCGAAAACTCCTCTTGTACTCGGCCATCACCTTGGCCTCGATGGCGTTGTGAAACGCCTGATTCCAGCTGTCAGTCCAGTCCACAAACCGCCGAGCCATCTTCTCTTTGTTCATGGAGTTCGACGACTACAGCTGGTGCGGCTGCGCGACGAGATAGGTGAAATCCCCGTCGCGCTCGAGATGTCCAATAAAAATTCGTTGCGACTCGATCTCATCAACCTTTCTAGGATGCGCTGATGGGTCACGAGCATGGATGACGAAAAATGCTGCTCGTCCGTCGTGATCCTCAAACGCCTTGTTCAGCCAAAATTCTTGGTTTGCGGTGCCAACCGGACTGGTCTCCAAGAGCGCATTGCCGACTTGCGCGCGGGTCGTCCTGGTTTCCTTGTCGTATACAGTGAGATCGCTCCACGCGGTGAACACCGGCAGGCCCAAACGCCGCGACATGCCTCCCCATTCGTTCGCATGGTTGACGGCGCGCTCATGACCTTCTCTTGAAATCGTAAACGCGTCGAGGAAGGTCCACATCTCGCGCATGGAAGTGATGTTTGGCATAACGCTGTCCTGAAATGGTTCTGCTTGATTGGATGCCACGAGCAAGCCAGTACGGCTATGACCCGGGCGTCTTTTCATAGTCTCGCACTCCGGCCGTTGCTCTTGGATCAAAAAATTGATTCACCGCGCGGTAGCTCTGTGCTATTGGACGGGATCGGCGACAGGCCGGCCAATGAGGCTCAACGGGGCACCGCCGGCACCATCTGCGAGCGGTAGGCCGCCGCGGCCAGTGGCGTCACAGGCCTAAGCCGCGCGCCACTGTCGCAGGCCCTTACAGGCCGAGAGCCGCAAGAGCACGCGGAGGCGGTGGAATGCGTTCCAGTCCTTCCCAGTATCGGGCGAAGCAGTCACTCAGGAGAACGGCCACACGCGGCTTGATGTTTGAGGCAATGGAGACCACTGCCGCCCGCATTGTCTCGGGTGCAACGTCAGTGTTGGACGTGTATTCTGCAGGCGGCAACTTGTACCAAAGCCCGTTGTCTCCCTGGATTTCGTCGTAGACGCCGATCCGCAGCAGTCGCTCGCGAAGGAGTTCGTACTCCTCTGCTGTTGCATAGTCGTGGAGCAGAACGCGAATCGTGAAGGAGCGGGCCATTGCGGACCTTGGAAGTGAACCCACATTTCACACTGGCTGCCGTCTGGGACGATCGGGGCAAACCCGACTGTTGACGGTGCCCCCTAGACTCAATCTGCGCTGAGTCTCTCGTGCATGCGGTTAGGCGAAAACCACAGCGCCTTTTCCGGCAAAAGCAATTTCCTTCATTTGCTGCAGCGTAAGGATGTCGAAATTGTTGATGGTTATCCGAGCGCCGCCGCTTTGAGCGGCGAATGCGATTTCAGTAAGTTGCTGAGCAGTCTTTCCGGTTGCGTCGAGGTGGAAACCTCCGCCAACGTAAGCGAGCTCTGTAAGTTGCTGAACAGTCAAGTGCGTGATCTTCATGGCGTCTCCAGTCGTTCAAGAAAAAGCCCGCTCAAGGCGGGCCAACAAAGCCCCACCTACGAGGGTAGGCGCGTTTGGTGGGCAGTGGAGAATAAGTCTATCGGCGCAGTCCTATGATGCGGCCTTCACATAGGAGGCGCTATGCCAGTAACCATCAGCACGATCAAGCTCTCGAGGTTTGGCATTCAGCCCTTGCTGATCATGTCGGATCAGGACAGCGATCGCATGCGTCGATCGATTGCTGCCTACATCGTGTGGCCCGAAGTCCCAGAGGACGGGTCAGATGTCGTGCGCCTGTTTGAGCTCTCGATGCCGTTTTTCAGAGGCGCAACTGGCGGCGGTGCGGAGAAGCTGGAAGCGATGAAGGCCGCTGCTCACGAACTGGCGTTGCATCGCGGTGGCGAGGTGGCGCAAATGGATCAGTTCCCTCCTGACGAGGTCACGATTACGCCGGTCGATCTGGGGCTGCTTAAGATTTGGCGGTCCTTGGCTCTCTTCCCAGGGCTTCAAAATTCCGAGGTGCTTGACTCCACCGCTGCTGAGTTCATCTTTTCTGGGCTTGAACAGCCCTACGCGTTCACGTTGATCTAG